GGAAGTAGAGCGCGGGAAACCTTACGCGCGGGGAAATCCCGAAGGGAAACAGTCCAAAGGCTTAAACCATACAAGGGAATAAACACTCAAGACATAGAGAGAGAAACACTCTTAAAGTATCCATAACGACATAAGGCAAAGAAGCCTATTTACTTATCTTGTCATACTGTCCTATACTTGGGGTAATTAAATACCTACTTTATACCTATGACCAAGTTATCACGCGCACAAATCAAAGAAGGGCTTAAAAGCACTCCCATAGAGAATATTCTTTTAGGTCATCAAAACGCGGATAAGGTCAAACTTACCAAGAAGCAAAAAGACTTCGCGCGTAAAGTGGCAGAAGGTAAACCCAAAGCGCAAGCATACAGAGAAGCCTACGAAAGCAAGGGTAAACCTACCACTCAAGCACAAGAGGGGAATAGATTAGCAAAAGACCCTCGCATTTCCTCAATGATCGAAGCCTTTACCCTAGCGAATGAGGCAAGGGAATATCTTATACCCGAACAAATAAGGACAATGGCTATACAAAACCTTGTATCTATTGCAATCAATGAAGGGGAAAAGACAAGTAATAAGTTAAAAGCCCTTGAGTTAATTGGCAAGATGTCAGAGGTGGCTCTCTTTTCAGAGCGCAAAGAGCATATTCATTTACATTCAAGCATTGACATAAAGTCTAAGTTATTGGAAGGGCTACGCAATGCTTTCACCAACAGCAAAGCATTGAACGATCAAGCCAAGATCAAGGCGCAATCCTTGTTGTTAGAACTAGACCGCGCAAGAACGATAGATGCAGACGACATAGAACCCGAAACCCCCACCCCTTCAAGCATTCCAGAATCAGCCGACCCCACCACTCCCTCACCCCCTAAATCAGGGTTTACCCCATCAGATGGTTTGCATAGTAATTCGCACACCCGAACCAGCCCCATAGCGGAAGCCCAGCCAACTCTCGCTGAAGAAGGCGCTCAATCACTGTTAGACGACCTCACTATAACAGCTGTTATAGTGACAAATCCTTCAGAATCAAACACTTGCGCGTCCATAAGTGATTACCCTAAGACATTTGTAGACGGGGAGGGGGTCTTAAATCCTGGATCAGGGGAGACAATTGTTTCACATGAAACACCCCCCCTTCAAAATCCTATAGAGAAAGGGTAGGGGGGTATATTTTGAAATTTACAGTGTCAGTAGAACAGTTAGTTAAGGAGTTGCGGACAACAATCGATGGCGGTTGGAATCAAGAGGCTGCCGAGAGATTAGAGGATTGCATTAGAGAGATTAAGTTTTTACTTAGGATTATTAGGGAGAACTACAGTACCCCAGATGACGATATTGCTGCACCTCTATGCTCTATGGAGATTAAGTATAGGGAAAAAGATGTTCAACGGTGATATACGGTTACAGAGAATAGAGAGAGTGATGAAGTTAGTTAGAGTCATGACCTTGGCAGAAATGCGCGCGCTCTATGCGCAGATTGCGCAGTTGCATGATGCTATCGTGTTAGAAAGTGATCCGAGATGGAAAAAATGAGAAGCATCTACGAGATACAGAAAGATATTGCCAAGGCTTCGCATCTTCTGAATAACCTGATTCTGGAGAAGAGGCTGACATTAGAGAGAATGTGGATGCAAGAAGAGACACCGAAAGAGCTGGCAAAAAAAGTCATTGAGAAGGCGATGAAGTGACTCCTGCGCAAAAAGAGATCTTTTTAATCGTGGACGAATACTGGAAGAACTTTGGGTATGGGCCAACGATAGATGATGTTATGCGCTTAACAGGGGAAAAGGGGCGCGGTAATGTGGCGCGCAAAATGAAGACCTTAATTGAAATTGGGGTTTGCAAAGGGGTGTCAGGGAAAGCAAGAAGTATTCGGCCAGCGTATATTAGGTTAAGAGATATATGAACGAGTTGATTGAACTATTTGAAATGCTTCCTGAAGAGGAGCAAAAACCGCTTTTGCCATTAATCGAAAGCCTAGGGGTTGCCGAAGAACGCGAAGTTGGGCAAGATGATTTTCTGGCTTTTGTTCAATCTGTCTGGCCAGGTTTTATTTATGGCCGTCACCATGCGCTCATGGCTAAGAAGTTTGAGGACATCGCCAATGGAAAAATCAAGCGTCTTATCATTAATATGCCTCCTCGCCATACTAAGTCTGAGTTTGCTAGCTACCTACTACCAGCTTGGTTCTTGGGTAAGTTCCCAAATAAAAAGATTATTCAATGTTCTAACACGGCAGAACTCGCAGTAGGTTTTGGTCGTAAGGTTCGTAACTTAGTTGATTCGGAGGCGTATGCCAAGATCTTTCCAAATGTCGCTCTTCGACATGACTCTAAGGCTGCTGGTCGTTGGGCTACTAATGCCAATGGCGATTATTTCGCTATTGGTGTTGGCGGTACTGTTACAGGTAAAGGCGCTGATCTGCTCATTATTGACGATCCTCACTCCGAACAAGAGGCAGCATTAGCCGCGACTGACCCTACCGTTTTCGACAAAGTCTTCGAATGGTATACCTCTGGTCCGCGTCAGCGTCTGCAACCAGGCGGTTCGATTGTCTTGGTGATGACCCGCTGGGCCAAACGAGACCTCACAGGAAAAATCTGCCAGTCAATCATCGACAGAGATGGTGATGTCTGGGACATTATTAGTCTTCCTGCCATTCTTCCTAACGGCAGACCACTCTGGCCTGAGTTCTGGAGTCTGGATGAATTATCTAAACTGCGCGAAGAACTCCCTCTTCCCAAATGGCAAGCCCAGTATCAACAAGACCCAACCTCCGAACAAGGCGCAATCGTCAAGCGCGAATGGTGGAATATCTATGAAGGAGAGCGCGCCCCACCTTGTGAGTTTGTGATTCAGTCATGGGATACGGCCTTTACGAAAAACGAGCGTTCAGACTATTCAGCCTGCACCACCTGGGGTGTCTTTTATAAAGATGAGGACAGATCTCAACCCAACATTATTTTGTTAGATGCTTTTAAAGAGCGTCTAGAGTTTCCTGATCTCAAGCGCCGCGCCCTACAGATGTATGACGAATGGCAACCCGATGCGTTTATTGTGGAAGCGAAAGCGTCAGGCGCTCCACTCATTTATGAGCTACGCGCGATGGGCATCCCCGTTCAAGAGTTTACGCCTGTACGGGGTAATGATAAGATCACACGAGTAAACTCAGTATCAGACCTATTTGCATCAGGAAAGATATGGGCACCGCCGACCCGATGGGCTGAAGAAGTCATCGAAGAATTAGCGGCCTTTCCCAATTCAGACCATGATGACTTAGTGGACTCAACAACACAAGCACTAATCCGATTTAGAAAAGGCGGGTTTTTAAGGCTCGATTCCGATGAGCCAGATGAACCAGTTTATAGACGAAAGGCGGCATATTACTAATGATCAAAACCATACGTAGCTGGATTTTTTGGTACAAGCGCAGTCGAGCTTGGAAGCATTACATCGCCAACGAATTATTAATTGCGCGTATGAAAGGTCCGCATGAGCCGCCTACGCAACAGGAATTAGAGCAATTTAAAAAAGAATGGGATTTAGGCTGGGACTCCCATATGATTACAAAAGTAGAAACTAGACGCACATATTTTGAGCAATACATAACAGACCCAAAAGGCGTTCACACGCAGGTATGGGCTAAATAAGGATTAGTTATGAAAACAGAAGATAAAATTAGAGAGCTTGAATTAGAAATTGCTCGCCTTAAGGGTGTTATCGAGGGCATGAAAACGCCTTATGTACGCACTCTTCCTGTGTATCCAAGCTACCCAAGTTACCCAAATTATCCACATTGGCCAAATGTTTGGTGTTCAACATCTCCAGCAGTTGTGCCATATACCAATGGAACAACTTCGACCACTGCTAACTTTGGTCCAACAACTATCTCAGGAATGAATTAATCATGGCAATGGAAAAAGCACTATACGAACTCCCAGCTGGTCTGGATGCAATCGATCAGGCGGAAGAAAACCCTATCGAGATTATCCTTGGGGAACTCGAAACTCAAGAAGAGGAAATGGCAGAAGGCCCAGATCAGTTTGATGCCAACCTTGCCGAATACATGAGCGATGGCGATTTAGCCATGATCGCTGGTGATATTCTTGGGGATATAGATGCTGACATTGCTTCCCGTAAAGACTGGATGCAAACCTATGTAGATGGTTTAGAGCTTCTCGGTCTGAAGATTGAAATGCGCGCTGAACCTTGGGAAGGTGCTTGCGGTGTTTACCACCCATTGATGTCAGAAGCCCTAGTCAAATTCCAAGCCGAAACAGTGATGGAGACCCTTCCTCCTGCTGGCCCATGTAAGACAGTCGTGATCGGCAAAGAAACAGTAGAGAAGTTAGCGTCTGCTGACAGAGTTCAAAAAGACATGAACTACCAGATCATGGAAGAAATGCCAGAGTATCGTCCAGAGCATGAGCGTATGTGCTGGGGTCTCGGTCTTTCAGGTAATGCTTTTAAGAAAGTCTATTACGATCCAAACCTAGAGCGCCAAGTTTCCATTTTCGTTCCTGCCGAAGACCTGATTGTTCCTTATGGCGCATCTGATCTGCGCAGTGCCGAGCGCGTTACCCATGTGATGCGCAAGACCGAAAACGAATTACGCAAACTCCAAGTCGCTGGCTTTTACCGCGATGTTGAATTAGGCGAGCCTTCTACTGCTTTTGACGAAGTAGAGAAGAAAATTGCTGAGAAGATGGGCTTTACTGCCACTTCTGATGACCGTTACAAACTCTGTGAAACACAGGTAAACCTCGATCTTCCTGGCTTTGAGCATAAGGATGAGAATGGAAACCCAACAGGAATCGCCCTGCCTTACATCGTGACAATCGAAAAAGGCACATCAACAGTATTAGCGATCCGCAGAAACTGGAGGCCTGAAGATGAAACATTCCAAAAGAGAAATCATTTTGTTCATTATGGATACGTTCCTGGCTTTGGCTTCTACTGCTTTGGTCTTATTCATCTTGTCGGTGCTTTTGCTAAGTCTGGCACTTCTATTATCAGACAGCTTGTTGACGCTGGCACACTTTCGAATTTGCCAGGTGGCTTTAAGACCCGTGGGTTGCGAGTAAAAGGTGACGATACTCCAATCGCCCCAGGCGAGTTCCGCGATGTTGACGTTCCAAGCGGTGTATTAAAAGACAACATTCTGCCTTTGCCATACAAAGAGCCAAGCCAAGTTCTCTATAGCTTGCTCGGCACTATCGTAGATGAAGGCCGCCGTTTTGCTTCTGCAGCGGATCTCAAGATTGCCGATATGTCAGCTAACACACCAGTTGGTACAACCTTGGCAATTCTAGAGCGCACACTCAAAGTGATGAGCGCGGTCCAAGCCCGTGTCCATTACTCAATGAAGCAAGAGTTACAACTTCTGCGTGACATTATTCGCGATTACACCCCGCCAGATTATGACTACCAGCCTGATATTGGCACTCGTTTTGCCAAACAGTCTGACTATGACAATGTGGATGTGATCCCAGTTAGCGATCCGAACGCTGCAACCATGAGCCAAAAGGTAGTTCAGTACCAAGCTGTTCTGCAATTGGCTCAACAAGCTCCACAAATCTACGATATGCCACAACTCCATCGCCAGATGTTGGATGTTTTGGGTATTAAGAACGCGAAAAAGCTAGTCAAACTGGAAGAAGATAAGCAACCAGAAGACCCAATTACAGAGAACATGAACATCATTAACATGAAACCTGTAAAAGCTTTCCTCTATCAGGATCATCAGGCGCATATTCAAGTTCACATGAACGCGATGAAGGATCCAAAGATCGCTCAATTGATTGGACAAAACCCAAATGCGCAGGCAATTGGCGCTGCAGCGATGGCTCATATCAACGAGCACTTGGCTTTTGAATATCGCCGTCAGATGGAACAACTCATGGGTGTTCAGTTGCCAAACCCAGAGGACGAAGAACAGGATGGAATCCCAAGAGAAATGGAAGTTCAGATCTCTGCAATGGCTGCTCAAGCATCCAACGCGCTATTGGGAAGAAACCAAACAGAGATTGCTGCGCAACAAGCCCAGCAAGCTGCGCAAGATCCAGTTATCCAGATGCAAGCTCAAGAGCTACAGCTCAAGCAAGCAGAGGAAATGCGCAAGAAACAGAAAGACGTTATGGACGCGGCTGCCAAAGCAGACCAGATCCGTATCGAGCAAGAGCGTATCGCTTCACAAGAGCGTATCGCTAGCTTACAAGTTGGGGCAAAAAAGGCTGCCGACAAGGAAAAGCTAGAGTTGCAAAAAATGAAAGACGGATTCCAGATCGGCAAAGATATGGCCGAAATGAGAAAAGCTCAAAACCCTTCAAACAAGGATTAATAACTAATGGATAGAAATTTGGATTACCTCTTAGATGAGTACAAAGAACGCTTAGACCTCCTCAAACAGGCGGTTTCAGCGGGGAATTGTCAGTCTTATGAGGAATACAAGTACGCTTGCGGACAGCTTCGAGGTCTCGAATCCGCTTGCGCCGTCATCGTAGACCTCAAACAAAGACTGGAGAACTCTGATGAGTGAAATCCTTATCGGCTCAAACCCCGATAATCCACAAATAGTAGGAGCAATAAACCTAGAAGCACCCAACGAAGAAAAAGCAAAAGCACTGCCTGAACCATCTGGCTATCGCATTTTGGTAGCAATACCAGAAATCGAAAAAGAGATGGAATTAGGCGACAGCGGAGTATCTCTAATTAAGGCAGACCAAACCCTGCACTATGAAGAAGTACTTTCTACAGTGTTTTTTGTTGTAAAGATGGGTCCAGACTGCTACCAAGATAAAAGCCGTTTCCCAAATGGCCCTTGGTGCAAAGTTGGTGACTTTATTCTTGCCAGACCAAACACTGGCACACGACTAAAGATCCACGGACGCGAGTTCAGGATCATTAATGACGACTCAGTAGAGGCTGTTGTTGAAGATCCACGTGGAATTACACGAGCTTAAGGAGAAATTTATGTCACAAATGCAAATGGAGGAATTTAAATTCCCCGATGAAGCTGAAACTCAGGACCAAAACCCTGAAAATCAGATTGAAATTGAGATCGTTGACGATACACCAGAGGAAGATAAGGTCAATGCGACCCCAATGCCCAAGGAAATCGTTGAAGAATTGGACAATGATGACCTAGAAAAGTATGCAGGCGAGGCTAAAACCAAGCTAATGCAGATGAAGAAGGTCTATAACGATGAAAGACGTAGAGCTGACGCTGCAGAAGCAGAGCAAAAGGAAGCAATCCGTCTGGCACAAGCAATTCTTGAAGAAAACAAGAAGCTAAAGAGCAAATTGACCGCTGGCGAACAGAGCTTATTGGACAATGTGAAGCAAAACATTGACCATGAACTGGCCGCTGCGAAGCAAGCTTACAAAGAAGCCTATGATTCTGGCGATTCTGAGCGTTTAATCGAAGCCCAAGAGAAGTTGACTGAAGCAAAGATAAAAGCGCAACAAATGCAGCAGTACAAACCAGAATTTTCTGAAGAAGCTTTACAAGCGCAAGAAAATGCAGTACAAATACCACAACAACCTCAACGACTGGACTCAAAAACCCAGGCGTGGCTGGATAAAAACCAGTGGTATGGTCGTGATGATGACATGAGTTATCTCGCTCATGGAGTTCATAGACGCTTAGAAAGAGAAGGAGTTCCAATCGGCTCCGACTATTACTGGGCTACCATCGATGAGGAAGTAAGAAAGAGATTTCCAGAGAAATTTGGAGAGACAGAAGAAATCAAACCTTCTTCTGAAGCAGAAGCCAAACCTTCTGCCAAATCCAATAGACCTGCGACTGTTGTTGCGCCCGCAACGAGATCAACTTCGCCAAAACGAATTACCCTTACGACACGACAGCAGGCATTAGCTAAGAAATTAAACCTTACTAATGAGCAGTATGCTATGGAATTAACTAAATTGGAGTCCCAAAATGGCTGAACAAAGAGTACCTAGAGAAGTAAGTAACCGTCAACAATCCATGCGCCCAGAAGCTTGGAAACCGCCTGAGTTGTTGCCAGAGCCAGACAAACAGCCTGGTTTTGCTTATCGATGGATTCGTGTTTCTACTTTGAACAACGCTGATCCTCGCAACCTTTCTGCCAAACTCAGAGAAGGATGGGAGCCAGTACTTGCCTCAGAGCAGCCAAAGTTCGAGCTGTTAGTCGATCCGACTAGTCGATACAAAGACAAAATCGAGATTGGTGGATTATTGCTTTGCAAGACACCGCAAGAGTTTGTTGACCAACGTAATGCTTATTACGCGAATCAAACACAAGCTCAAACGGCTGCTGTAGACAACAATCTAATGCGCCAAAGCGACCCACGGATGCCTCTCTTCAAAGAGAATAAGTCCTCAAGTAGCGTTGGCCGATAGTATTTTTTTAACCCTTTCAGGAGAATTAAATGGCTTATCCAACCGTTTCTGCTCCCTATGGTCTAAAACCAATTAACCGTTTTGACGGTGTAGCATATGCTGGTGCAACTCAACAGTTGCCTATCGCCAGCACATACAACACTGCCATTTTCAATGGTGACGTGGTTTTGGTAAATGGTGGAACAATTAAGAAGTCTGCTGTAACTAACGATGCAACTACTGACCAAGCAAACAACGCAACTTATGGTGTGTTTATGGGCGTTCAGTACACTAATACACAAGGTCAAACCGTTCAAGCTCAGTACTATCCAGGTAATGCTGCTGCAACAAACGCGATTGCTTATGTAGTAGTTGACCCAGTTGCTGAGTACAAAGTTGCTGTTACCTATGCTGGTAACTCTACAATTTCTAGCACTACTATTGCTGCCGTTGGTACAAACGCTGCCTTGATCCAAGGTACAGGTTCTACTACCACTGGTGACTCTGGTGTTTCAGTTGCTGCTCCTGCCGCTGGTGCAGGTAACGCTGCTGCATTGCCAGTTCGCATCGTAGCTGTAGTTCCAGAAACCGCAACAAGCACAACCGCCTTCACAGAAGTTATCGTGAAGTTGAACAACCCACAAATCTTGCGCACTACTGGCAACGATTTCGCATAAGGAGCTAAGTAAATGGCTATTTCTCGCGCCCAACTACTAAAAGAGCTGCTCCCAGGTTTGAACGCTTTGTTCGGTTTGGAGTATGCAACTTACGGTCAAGAACACAAAGAGATCTA